AATATGTGGATATTCTTTTGCTAACGCTGTTATGTGCTTCCTATGTACGTCCCATCCCACATCAGGTCTGTCGATATATTCTAGTACTTGGTCGTTGGTATCTTGTACTGATATCACAAAGTGTGTACAGAGATTTGCTTTAGCCATACTGTGAAAGATTTTTAGATTGTTGTCTTTTCTTAATTTACTAACAGTATAGTCAAGTTTAAACTTTGCATCATGATTTATGTTTCTATCAGCAAAGTATTCTACCATATCAACATCTTCTTGATATTGTCCCAAATTAGCATCTGCTAAGAATAGCCCTGTTACTCCAAGTTCTTGAAACAAGTCTATTTCATCTTTGTAACTCTCTTTCCTGCGTGTGGTTTTATTACCAAAGCCACTGTTCCAATCACAGAAGGTACAAGTATAAGGACAACCTCTGGTAAGTTCATATGATATGATTGGGCTCAGATCCTGTGCGTTCATATCATCTACAATATCTTTTAGCAGTTCTTTGCTGTGCAGATAAGGACTTGTTTTTAATTGTGGAACATATTCGTAGTCTGCAACTATGGCATTTCTATTAGAGTCAGGCCAGGCCATATTGGTAAGTTTAGTTTTATCTAAAGGTGTATTATTAACTAAAGACTCAATAAAGCCTGCAAAGGCCTTTTCGCCTGGTCCGTAAAATGCGTAGTCGATAAAATTATAGTCCTTAAAGTAATCGGGGTTAACGTTGACATCTACACTAGGCCCGCCCGCAAGAATAACAATGTTAGGATCTATTAAAGGTTTGATTCTTTCTAATTGTTTTAATAATTCCCTATAATTCCAAATATAGTGTGTAGTAGCAAGAATGTTTGGTTTTTTAGTTTTTATTAACTGTATTAGGTCACTGTCGTTAAGTTTTAACTGTTGTGGCACACACCACTCTATTTGTTTAGCAACACTAGGCTTTTTAATATCTAAGTATGTTTTTAAATAAAGACTGGTCGATTTGGCAAAGACGCTCATACCAGAATAAAGAACTTTGTCGTATAACTTACTTTCGTAATGATAGAATAATATTTTCATAGTGACACAAATAATAGTGTATATTACACGACTACTGTATGTATGTCAAACTTTTATAGTTCAGGGCGAGCTTTTGCGGCCCGTTTTGCCATCGAGTCGACTTTTTTCTCTGGCGCTGTTTTAGGAGCACTATCTTGTTCGGAGTCAAGATCTAAATCATTGCTATCTACTGGGTTGATATAAACATACTTTACTAATTCGCCGCCTTGTCCCAACGTAACCTTGTTGTCTTTACTTTTAACTGTTACGTCCTTGATATCTTTAATTAGGCTTTTAGCATTTTCGTTGTTTTTGGAAATGTTTAGTAGCGTTTGGTAATTAAACTGTGGGAACCCAGCAGCCTGCACAAGATTGATTAAGCTATCAGCACGTATTCGTGGCTGTTTGTGAGTATCAGCCGCTCTGTTTTGTAGATAAGATAAGATAGTTAATAATGCACCGTTTTCGTGATCCGTTGCATCATCTTCGAGCATGTCGTCAATGACATTCTCAACAACAATATCATTGACTTTCATGTATTAGTCTCGCTTTTCGCGACCAACTTCGTCTGTACCTACAGCTGGTTCTGTAGCGTCAAACTCATCACTAACCTCAACTTCGCCAGCTTCTACTGGAGGAGCCATATCTGCTTCTGGACTGCCTACTGCCATGTCCATTGGCTGTTCTGTTGTTTCGCCTGCTAATGCACGAGCCGCATTATCCATCTGCTCACGTGATGAACTGATTGCAGCCTGGAGTGATTCTAATATACCACCAACACTTGCCTTGAAGTTTTCTGCTTCTGTCATGCCAATTTGATCACGGATTGTGTCAAGTAGTGCTGGCATCTGCTCGTTAGCCATTTCGCTAACATCTTCAAGCATGTCCTGTACGCTGTCAACCATATCTTTAGCGGCTAGTATAGCCTGGCTACGACCCATTTCACTTTCTTGGATTAGTTGTTCTTTGTTCTCAACCATCCACTTGTGAATGCCCTCACGTACCATTAAAAGGTGCATGTATTTTGGATTCTTTTCTGCTTTGTGTATACCGTGACTGTTTTTAATCTTGTCAAGGCTTTCTGTTAGAGCGTTAGCAAGGCCGTATGCTTTACCAAAGTCTAATTTGCTATAGTCAATTTTGTTGCCAAAACGACTTTCCATAACTTTATTAATCTTAGTCGCCGACGGCTTGGTGTTCATTTCAGTTAGTCTCATTGTTCATATTCCCAAAGTTAATGTATTTAGCCGACTTTATTGTTTTATTCAATTTGTCTACTGCTTGCTTTTGTCGCTGTTTAGCATCAATATATCTATTTAACATTATTTCTTTTCTTTCGCGATCGTTGGCATCCTGTGCTGATTTTATGCTTCTTGTGTAATATTCTAAATCTAAGTTCAAATGGCCTAACTTATTATCCCATTCAAGTATGTCACGACTTTGCCAATAACGATCTTTAACACAGGTTAAGCAATATAGTATAGCATTTAATCTTGACAAGAAACAGTGTACTACTTCCTTGTCTATAGATACTTCCCAGCAGTGTTTGTGTATGCCGTTAACTTCATACGGACCAACAAAAAACCTGTAATTACCAATTGGAATAACTACAGGTTTGTTTTTAAATTTATTAAGTTCTTTGGTTGTAAATCGTTTGATGTACGCAACTCCCAAGTTGAGTACTATATCAGCTAATGCCTTTTCGTTTTTTGTAGATGATCTTGCCTTCTTCATTTGTTTGTCTTAGTAATATGTCTTTATTAACAAGTGAGTTTGCTAATTCTTGTTGTCTTTCGTTTAGTTCAGCTTTTCTAATTACAGGTTTTTCCTGGAATTGGCCTAATACATCCGACTCTTCGTTTGTAATAGGCAGGCTTACTTTATTTACTAATTCTATGATCTTCATATTAATTTATGGTTAGTTGAACAATAGTGGCAATTAAACCTGCGAGCAATGCGGCGCCAACAGCAGTCATTACACCAATCAATGTTTTGTTGGATTCATTGCTGGCTGCTTCGCCTATGGTTTTAAATTCAGACAACTTCGCCCGTATGTATATGATATGCTCTTCTACACCAGTAAGTCGGTCGTCGAGTTTGTCTAGTTTTTTGTGCAACGTTTTGTACCTTTCAGCGCATAGATCAACGTGCGCCTCGAGATCTTTTCTTTCACTTTCTGCCATTTGTTTTTCCATTTCTCTAATTCAAAAGAGGGTTCTGTGAATTTGTCCATAATAAATGCCATAAAGTGTGCCTGTAAAGTGCTGTTAATGTATTATTTATATAGTTACACGTTGGTTAATAAAGTGTATGTTTTTGATTGCGCCATGAGGATAGAATATGGGCAACATGAACTTTGCTGTTTCGTTAAGTCCTTGTATGATTGGCACTTCTGCAAAGTCTTTGTCCAATAAACCTGTTGGATTTTCGTTGGTGTCTTTCCATGTGTCTGCGATGTCAACGCCAAAACTGAAATACCAGACCATGTGTTTGCCCCGGAACATTTCTCCAAAAATTCCACCGTCTGTGAGTTCATATTCGCTATCATATGGGCCTTCAATCATCTGTGGTTGAGCCCTTAGGCCTATCACTTGCAGTACTGTTTCCCAATTTCGTTGCTGATGGCGCTGTTTCTCTTCGCCTTTGCGATTCCTAGTAATACCGGTCTGGGTTATATCTACTAACGTAAATGCTGTGTAAAATATCATAAAAATATTTATAACAACATTATGCTACAACGAAACTTGTTCCTTCTATTACAGTAGTTGACCCAAGGTTTACAGCACCTTTTGATGTTCCTATAGACTGTATTTGTTGTTGTAAAGGAAGAGCGTCTAGACAACTATGTGCTTCGACACATACATGCACCGTTCCAGTTGCGCCAACTGAACTAACTGCTAATAAACCAGGTATAGACTGTAGTATTGCCTCATATGCTTCGTCGGACCCATCGTCTTCGAATCGTAAGTCAACGCCTGTATCAATCTTAAAGAAACGTACACTACCGCCAAAACGATACAGTGTATCTGTTGACCCTGCAAATTCATATCCTGAACTTCTTGTTATTCCTGCCATAAGTTGTCTCCAAGAATATTTAGCCACAAAGAAAGGTGCCGGAGCACCTTTCTTGTTTACTGCTGTTAGTTAAGTTAATTAACTAGCGGCTAGTTTAATACCAACGTCACGAACATCCATTGTGGTTGTTGTCATTGGACCGTTAGCACCAATGTTTGCTGCCAATGTTGCACGTAATGCTACCTGCATAGCGGCTGCACTTTCCCATGAACTACGCTCAAGAACAACACTAACTTGTGAGTTAGCGGCTGTTGCGCCTAGGTCAGCTTGGTATGCTATAACTGTTGCATTTGCGGCAATTGCAGTCAACAATGTCTCAACAGCACCTGCTGTTCCATTAGTACCACGTGCTAATTCACCTGAAATGTCACCAGCTACAAACTGAATGTTGTATGCATCAATTGGTGATGCAATACCTGTGTTGATAATTGTTGCGTTTGCGTTTTGTGTGATATCGTTTCCAACGTTTACTACTGGATTACTATCACCGTTTACTTTTGTTAATCCTGCCATTTTAATTCTCCTAATATTAGTGCGAAATATCGCATGCAAATATTTATCAAATTGCGTAAAAAATTAATTACTTGGCAAAATTTGCGGCACTGAAGCCAGCACGGTCGACTATTTTGACTAGTCCTTGCGGAGTTGGGAATACAAAACCTTCGCCTGCAGGTTGATTATTTACAAATTGCCCAAATCCTTCAATTTGTGAATCCAGCTGATCGTGTAGATTTTGTTTGTACTGTAGTATAGCACTGAATATGGTGTTGAGTCCATCATAGCCTGGACTAGCAACTGTTTTACCTTGTGCATCTTTGGCAAATAATAACCCACTATAATCATCACCAACTAGATTTTGATACTGTTTAGCACTGGTGTTGCCTTCTAGCCATGTGTACAGTGGTTGTTTGGTTTGTCCTGTAACAAATTGATTAAAGTAGCGTTGTATTTGTTGGACAGTACTGGCTGGTATTTGTGCAAGTAGATCATCAACAGCCTTGCCGTGTTGCTGTAGTGCGGCTTTGGCACGTTTTTCTAACTGCACAGGTTGTTTTAATTCAAAACGTAGCCCTGCACTTGGTGTTAATACTGCTACACCACCAGGTACATTTTTTAGCCCTTTACCGTCCCATTGTGTGCTAGAACCGCCGAGTTCATTGAAGTGCTGATGCACAACTATGCCTCCTGTGCTATTGCCTACCAACTTGCCCAAGTTACTGTTAACTGGTATACGATACTCAACAGTGTTTGGTTTAAAGTTGTATGACCCGCCCTGTGGCTGTAACTGTCCTGTGTATAACAAGTCACCCCAGTAAAAACCTGCGCCTTCTGTGGCGGCATCTAGTCCTGGCCAAATCTGTGCTAGTTTGTTGTACAAGTCCCCACGCAATCCACCAGATGCTTTGGTGCTGTCGTACTGCTTCCACTCATCTACACTCTTGGCAAGTACGCCCTTGTTCCACATGTACTTGTCCATTACCGCAAGTCTACCATCTGCAGGATCACGACCAAATATCAATGCAGGAAAACCGTCCCATTTGATAGTTAATTTGTTAGGATTAGATACTACTGCACCTAGTCCAGCAATCTGTTGTCCTGCGGCAGCACTGCC